CAACAGGGAATACCAACTCTCTCAGTAACTCAAACACGTTTCACGTTGCAGGTCAAGCCTCAGCAGGCACTGCCGCAAATTTTGACGGAAAGATTGCTGAAATCATTTTGGGCGGTGGATTTATCTCAGATGAGGAGTTGGAACAAATTGAAGGGTATCTGGCAGAACGCTACGCCCTCACCTCACTTCCTGCGACTCACCCCTACAAGCAGCATCCCCCCACCGAGTCACTTGAAATCTCAGGAACCTCTGGAGATATCGAAGGTGGCCTGACGCTCTCAGTATCATCTGAACTAACCACAGTGAGGATCTGATGGAAGAACTACTCAAGAAGCTGCACACAGGCATGTGTGAAACTCTTCTGGCCCGGATTGAGTCAGGTGAGGCTACCGCTGCTGATCTCGGCGTTGCCCGTCAGTTCCTCAAGGACAACGGGATTGACGCATCTGCTAACAAGTCAGAACCACTGGCAAACCTTGCCAGGTCTTTACCATTCGATCCCAGTATCGAGAAGGAAGCCATCTAATGAAGCATAAGAAAATGAGTGCAAAGGATCGCCGTCTGGCGGCTCTTGCTGAACCCAAAGACAAAATCACCCAAGCCGATGTCATCGCTGGTCGAACGATGAAGATCAAGAAGGGCAAGAAGAAAAATGGAATGCGGGCCTGATATGTATCATCACAGCAAACGAAAAGTCGGAAAGATGAAGTCCAAAGCTGCGGCAAAGCCAAAGAAGACCAAGCCAAAGAAAAAGGGCTGATCGATGGCAAAGCGTAAGGTTGGAAAGAAGGCCGAAGGTCTTACCAAGCGTCAAGAGGACACCATGAAGCGTCACTCTGTTCATCACACCAAAAAGCACATGGACATGATGCGGTCACTGATGATCAAGGGCGACACCTTTGGTCAGGCCCATAAGAAGGCCATGAGAAAGGTTGGTAAGTAATGGCAAAGCGTAAGGTCGGAAAGAAGAAGCCGATCCCAACCGACAAGGCTTTATATTCCAGAGTCAAGGCGGAAGCCAAACGTAAGTTCAAGGTGTATCCGTCTGCCTATGCCAACGCTTGGCTGGTGCGAACCTACAAGAAGCGTGGCGGAAAGTACCGGATGGGCTAATGAGTTGTCCTGAATGCAATAGGAGAGCTTCTGAAGAAAAGAAGGCTCTTCTGGACTGCAAAGGCAACTGTGAAAAGCTGAATACCAAGGCCCAGCGTCTATCTCTGGTAGTCGCAGTGCTTGGCACGGTTCTCGGTAAAGAGACTCTTGATATGGCCTTGGGCCTGGAGTCAACGCTCAATCAACTTGCGGCAAAGACCGAAGACACCGGTGCATCTCTGGCTTACTCGCCGCCTGTCATCGTCCCACCCAGTTCTCCAAAGGCTCCCGATCCCAAGCCCTCAGGGTTATCTTACATGAGTGCTGCCGTGGAGCGTGAAGACTCCTTGCTGTCTTATGTCCCACCTCTGACAACCTTTGAGTGGACTGAGCCAGACCCAGAGTTGTTCACTTGGCAGGATGAAACATCGCTACAAAACTCAATGATTGTTCCGTTCCGTAACGGGTTGTTCCTGTTCGGACTCGCATACCTTGGACACCAGAAAAGGCGTAGAAATGGCTAGACACTCAGGCGGACTCACCAAGTGGTTCAAAGAAGACTGGATCGACCTACGGACTGGCAAAAAGTGCGGGCGGTCTGGGGAGGAGATGTCCACTCGGAAGTATCCAGTGTGCCGTCCCCGTAAGATTGCCAACCGGATGACCAAGAAAGAAAAAGAGTCTGTGATCCGTCGCAAGACTGGCCCCGGTAAAGTCAAGTACCCCATCACGGCTGGGGGCCGACGCAGGCTCAAGATCAAGGGTAAGAAGAATGGCTGAGTACAAAGGCAAGAAAGTACCCCTGAACAAGGTCATGCGGATTCGCAAGGGCGAGCCGGGGCATGGCAGAAAGAAGTCCAAGGTCTTCGTCAAGGATGGTGGTAAAGTCAAGAAGGTGATGTTCGGAGACCCCAACATGAAGATCCGAAAGAATGAGCCGGGTCGGCGTGCGAACTTCCGTGCCCGTCACAACTGCGACAACCCCGGTCCCAAGACCAAGCCTCGATACTGGGCCTGCAAGACTTGGTGATGGACGAGAGAATCCACGACTTTCGGAACTTCTTGTATCTGGCCTGGGAGCAACTCCGGTTGCCCGATCCCACCCCTGTCCAATACGACATCGCGGACTACCTCCAGAATGGACCCAAGCGGTCCTGCATCATGGCGTTCCGTGGGGTCGGCAAGTCTTGGATTACCTCTGCCTTTGTCTGCCACCAACTCCTGCTGAACCCCCAGTGGAACATCTTGGTGGTCTCAGCGTCCAAGGCCAGAGCCGATGACTTCTCCACGTTCACCCTGAGGTTGATCTCAGAGATGCCCATGCTCCAGCATCTGCGGCCCCGAGAGAACCAACGGAACTCCAAGATCGCCTTCGACGTTGGTCCTGCGACCGCCAGCCACGCTCCCTCCGTGACATCCCGAGGTATCACGGGGCAGATCACGGGATCGCGGGCTGACCTGATCGTGGCTGACGATGTGGAGTCCCTGAACAACTCCGCGACCCAAGCCATGAGGGACAAACTCTCTGAGTCGATCAAAGAGTTTGACGCTGTGTTGAAGCCCGAGGGACGCGTGGTTTACCTCGGGACTCCCCAGTCTGAACAATCTATTTACAACGCCCTGCCCCAACGTGGGTATGAGACTCGTATTTGGCCCGCTAGAATCCCCTCTGAGAAGCAGCAGGTAAAGATGGGCGACACCCTTGCCCCCATGGTAAAACGCCTCATAGGGGATTCTAAGGCCGATTACGGGCAACCCACAGATCCTCAGCGGTTCGACGAGCATGACCTGTTGGAACGCGAGGCTTCCTATGGTCGCTCTGGGTTTGCCCTTCAGTTCATGCTGGATACGAGCCTGAGTGACCAGAGCAGATACCCACTCAAACTCAGTGACCTTGTGGTCATGCACCTGAACCCTGAGACAGCCCCTGAGAAAGCAATCTGGGCCGCTTCCCCTGAGTTGATCTGGAAGGAACTGCCCTGTGTCGGATTCTCGGGAGACCGGTACTACCGCCCGATGCAGGTTCAGGGCGACTGGAAGCCTTACAGCGGGGCGGTCATGGCGATTGACCCCTCGGGTCGTGGTGCTGACGAAACGTCTTACGCAGTCGCCAAGACCCACCACGGGCAGATCCTGATTACAGCCGCAGGTGGACTGCCGGGTGGATACGACGAAGCGACCCTCCAGAAGCTGGCGGATATCGCCAAGGAACAGAAGGTCAACAAGATCATCGTCGAATCAAACTTCGGTGACGGAATGTTCACCAAACTGTTGACCCCTTACGTCACCAGAACCTATCCCGTGACTCTGGAAGAGGTTAGACACTCGACCCAGAAGGAACGACGAATCATCGACACCCTCGAACCTGTAATGAACCAACACAGGCTCATCGTGGACTACGGGGTACTGATGGATGACTACGAGTCAACCAAGGGTAAACCCCAAGAGATGGCCCTCAAGTACACCTTGGCCTACCAGATGACACGCATAACCAAGGATCGGGGAGCCTTGAAGCATGATGACCGCCTTGATGTCCTAGCCATGGCTGTTCAGTATTGGGTAGACCACATGGCCCAAGATAGAGACAAGGCCATCTCCAGAGCCAAAGACCAAGCCTTCAGGGATGAGCTGGAGAAGTTCACCACCCAAGTCATCGGGGGGTCCCCTAAGCCCTCTACTTGGATGTAAATCGAATTGTCTTCCCATATGAACACATAACAGTGTTTGGCAACGATGGACTCACAAGGCTCAGGTGAAGATCACCCAGGTCACCTGAGGCTGTCCCCCAGATACCCCATGTCAACCGTGGGGGGTTTGGGGGGCAACTTCAGGATCTACAAGGTCTAGGTGAAGGTAGATAGATAGGTAAACCTAAGGTATTCCCAAAGATATGACCATCAAAGATATATCCCCACTATCAAACATACCCCTTCATGAATCAGTGATGGTGACATGGGAAGATATTCAAGGTCATGAAAGACCTTGGGTAGACCTAGAGGAAGCTGAAGAACTGGAGCCAATCCTGATGAGGACCGTGGGTTTCCTGATGGCCCAAGATCACAACAAGGTGGTCATTGCTTCGACCTTGAGTGATCCCGTAGGTCTCGCTGGGAATGTCAACTCGATCCCGACAGGGTGTGTCATGAGCATCCGGAGGTTGACCGAGAGTGACCAAAAACCTGCGACCATTTGACGGAAAAATTTGAAACGCCTTATACGTTGTATGTAGCAGCGACGACCCCCCGTGGGGGCATGCGTACGTGCCCAGGTCCTGGCAACTTTGCGGCGTGCGGCGTGCATTTTTTGCTGAGATCGTCGGCAACTCAGAGAGACTTTGAATCTTTCTGATGGGAGGTCGGGGGTCGAGATCTTGCCGTGGTCTTTTTGGTCTTTGTCTTTTGTACGGCGTCTTTTTGTCTCAGGCCCCAAGTTCCCTTTTTGGAGCTTTCCGGACAACTCAGGATCTACGCCTCGGGAATCTCTTCTTTATATATAGATGTAGACGGCTGCCCCTTGAGCCGATTAAACTATGGAGCCTCGCCAATAGTGGCGGGACATATAAAAAGGATTGACCAATGCTTAAAAGACTCCCCAAATGGGACGCCGCCGCCCACCTCCGATTCGTTGAAATCAAGAGAGACAACATCGAGTCTGTCGTTGGCGAGATCATCCACATCATGCGAAGCATCGAAGCACCCAACAACGCCCAAGCCAATATCGAGGATTGGATTCAGAATCTAGAGGCGCAGATTGACCACCTTTTCGGGCGAGTTTACGACGAGCCGAACGTCGGGTGGTGGGGTAATTGGTGGTTGTACTTCGCAACCCATGACATCAACCCCAAAGAGCTGACAACTTTGGAAAGAGCCAACGAGATTCTTGGTCCAAATTTTGAATTCAACCCCAACGAGGTGAATCCGCAGTTGAAGTACAACGCCGAGATGGTCTACCAAGTCCGAGGCGGTGGGTTCCAAGAGTTCCCCGAGTTCGACGTTCACAAGGGAATCACCGAGACCTTGATTGGTCTCCTCTTTATGCTCAGCGGGTTGGCTCGCAACTACAACCCCGGGTACGACTTCTGACCTGTCAACACAGCCCTCGGTCGGGCGCCCTTTTCGGAGGGCGTCCATCCGGCGATTGTGCCGATTTGAAAAGGATTGATATGAAACATCACATCACAGAAATAGGCAACGAGATTTGGGTGGCATTCCCCGATTACCGAATGTGGATCTCGGTTTACCCATGGGACGCAAGGACCACCCACAACGGGCAAGAGGTCTACCCATTCTCCGCTTGGGGAGAAACCGAAAACGGAGAGATGGAATTCATCTACAACGATGAAGTCCTTTTTGAAGATTGGGACGCCAACGGCGTTCACTCCATCACTCACGCCGTGAAGGCTTGCGTGGCAATCTTGGCAATGACCGGCGAGGAGGAAACCAAATGATCGTTGAGAAGATTTTCAACTCCGGCGAACTTATGGATTCCTTCCACCGATACGGTCGGAAAGATCAATTCACCTACACCGCCTTCCATGCTCTTTTCGACATCCTTGAGGAGTACAGCGAAGCAGGCGACGAGCCATTCATCCTCGACCCTATCGCCATCTGTTGCGAGTTCACTGAATACACCAGCCTGAAAGAGGTAGCTGAGGCATACGACTTCGATTGGTCGGAGGCTCAGGATGTCGAAGACGAGGACCTATCCGAGTTTTTGATTGACCGAATTCCGGATTTGGAGTCAGCGATTCCTCTAAAATATCCAAACGGCGAAGACGGATTTCTCGTCCAATGCTGAGCTTCATCGTCATCTTCATGCTGCTCGGTGCGGCGGTTGCCTTCGTAACTGACTGACCAAGACAGCGACAACCTAGAAACTCTGCCCCGCTTCGGCGGGGTTTTTTGTTGGCTTTTGGGTGAACTCAGGATCTGCTCGGCAAAATTTCATCAGATCGGCTGGTTGATTTTCAGCTTTTCGACCACCTCGGGCCGCCGAAATCCCTGCGTACTCGCTTCGAGTTGGGGCCAGAAAAACTGACATCAGGTTGACAGGCCCCAGAATTTGAGTCCAGCGCCCTCGGATGAGCGAGTAATCCCTTTGACCCCAAACGTAATCCGTCTGACTTGTTATACTTACCCTGTCAATCCTCCTCCCCCGGCATGTCTTCACGGCATCCGGGGGTTTTTTCATGGCGTAATCCCTATCTGTCCGATATGGTGTGGACAAGGAGGCTTGACATGCCACAAGAATTAGTAACTCTCGGATACCTCAGCGACTTCGTTTACAGGACTGAGTGGGCACACACCAAAGGTGAGGTGACTGCGATCCGGAACAGCGATGAGGTTGTTGACTACTTTGATTCGGACACCGTGGTGTCTGAGATTCGCCCGTACCAGATCAGTGAGTTCGTCTCCACACTTCGGGATCGGGGCAACAGCAACGGGACCATCAACCGGAAACTTGCGGCTCTCTCAAAGATGCTGACGGTTGCCCAGCGGAACGAGTGGATTGACACCAAGCCTCACATCCCGAGACAGAAGGAGCCGGTCCACCGCATCCGCTGGATTGACCGTGACGAGGAGCTGTTGATGCGTGAGAACTCAAAGGATGAGATGGCTCTGCTCTGGTCCTTCCTGATTGACACTGGGCTTCGGGTTGGTGAGGCTTTGAAACTTGAGTACAAGGATGTTGACCACAAGGCCAACCGAATCCGTGTCTGGGAGAACAAAGCGGACAAGCCCAGGTCTGTCCCGATGACCACTCGGGTGGCTGAGATTGTTGAGCCAAACGGGTACGACTCTGGGCCTTTTGAGTACATCACTCAGAACCGAATCACTTACGAGTGGAACAAGATGAGGAAGGCCATGGACTTGGAGGAGGACTCCTACTTTGTCCCTCACATCTGCCGCCACACTTTCGCGTCCCGTCTGATCCAGCGAGGAGTTGGGATCACCGTGGTCCAGCAACTCTGCGGACACAAGACGTTGGACATTACGCTGCGTTATGCTCACCTCGCACCGTCTAATCTGGACGATGCCATTTTGAAACTGGAGGAAGAATGAATCGATGGGATGAATTGAAAACTTGGAAGAACTCTCAGAATCAAACTCGGCTTGCCACCTGTCATGTCGAGTGGCAGTTTGAATGCACCATTACCAAAAAGGAGTGGATTATCAGTATGACCATGGGAGAGGCTGAGTCCTTCTCGGCCTTGCCGGGTACTCGGGTCCAAGAGTGGTGCGTAATGCCTGTGGAGGGGGACTCGACGGTTCCTTACCACTGCAAACAAACGGCCCGGAAAGTGATGGACAGCTTTTTCTGGTATCACTTTGACAAAGCGTCGATAGATATGGACCAACCGCATCCGGGTGTCTTCCACCAGATGCTTAGTTCACCTGACCGTTCTGCACTACAAGATCCAATTTGGGGAAGCACCAATGACTGAAGAACAAAAAGAACCTGACTACAAAGAGTTTGATGGCGTTGAACTGATGAACATCGCCATCGAGAAGTACAACCCAAGCCACATCTTTGGCTTGTTCTCGGGCGGGACTGATTCACTGACCGCGTGTCATGTTGCAAGTCAGCACCCCAAGTTCTCTGGTTGTGCCCACATCAATACCGGGATCGGTGTGCCTCAGACTCGTGACTTCGTGTATGAGACCTGTAACGAGCAGGGCTGGCCCCTCTTGGAATACAAAGCCAAGGACCAAGGGCAGGACTACGAACAGATGGTCATGGAGTATGGATTCCCCGGACCTTGGATGCACCGCAAGATGTACGCTCGGTTGAAAGAGCGGGCCTTGCGGCAGCTCATCAGAGATCACAAGCAGTTCTACAGGGACAAGATCATGTTGATCTCGGGATGCCGATCCGACGAATCCAAGAGGCGTATGGGTACGGTCACCCCGATTGATCAACAAGGAGCAATGCTGTGGGTGGCTGTGATTCACAGTTGGTCCAAGCCGAAGTGTGTGGAGTACCTTGAGAACCAAGGCATCCGCACCAACCCTGTCGCCAAACTGATTGGTAAATCAGGTGAGTGTCTTTGCGGAGCCTTTGCGAAGAAGGGCGAACTCGACGAGTTGCATGAACACTTCCCTGAAGTTGCGGAGAGAATCATGGACCTTGAGGAAAAGGTTCGAGAGAAGTTCCCTTGGGGGTGGGAGGACTTGGGGCCTCCAAAGTGGTGGAAGGAGCAGGACGATGGGCAGCAGTGCATGTTTGACATGACCAAGCCACCGGGTCACATGTGCTGGGGATGCCACAAGGGCAAGTTATGAGTAAAGAGATTGACCACATTGTTTTTTTCAGTGGTGGGATCTCTTCGTTCTTTACTGCCAAACGTGTTGCTGAAAAGTACGGCAAAGAGCGGACTCGCCTGCTCTTTACGGACACCCTGTACGAGCATGAGGACTTGTATGAGTTTCTCAAGGAGGGAGCGGAGCATCTGGACTGCGAGTTGATCTGGATTACGGAGGGTCGCAACCCCTGGGAAGTGTTCAGAGATGAGCGGTTCTTGGGCAACAG